AAAAAAAACGTGATTTTTTGATGATTTTTTAATATATTTTATAACTCACTAACAATCAATGAGAATAATTTAAAATATTTGCATTTTTATCGTTTGTGCAATAAAAAAATATTGTATCTTTGTAGTAGAAACAATCGGGAATTGAAAAAGATTGATCTCGCTAAAACTTATTAAAGCGTAAAAGATATAAGTCAACGTGTTGAACACGTAAAAATTCAGGGATGTGCAGAATCCCGTACTGGTATCTGCCGTAGTAGCTGAAAGACAGAAAGTTCGGCGAATCGAAATTAAAGGTGAGTTATTTCTTTTAAGAAATAATCCTGGAAAGTTAAAAAAACATGAGGTTGAACGCAAAGGCGTTAATTGGTTCGTTACCAACAACCTCGCTAATAAATAAAATAATTAACATTTAAAAATTAAAAGAGATGAAAACGAAAAAAATTTATATCTGTTATGATGCAGGATGCGATATTTGGGTTATTGAACCTTTTAACGAAAATATTAAATGGCACAACAATGAATATCAAGGGACGTATAAAGAATGTCTCGAGGAAAAACAAAGACAAGAATATGCTGCATATAGATTTAACAATTTTATGCCTCATTTAAGTAATTGTTAGTCAAATAATTAATTAAGAAGTAATGTTAAAATAATCGTTTTTTGTTATATCTTTGTAGTAAATAAATAACACAATAAAAAATAATTAACAAGAAGTTGCGCACGACACGAAACAGTGTATAAAAAAATGAGAAATATATATGTAAAAAACATTGAAGGATTAAATGAATTTTTAGGCTATTCTGAAAACGAATTTAGCGGAGAAGAAATCGGATACGGAGAAAAAGCTTTTATATTTAGAGACGTTACGGAATTGTGCGAAGATTTTGATGACTTCGCTCAAAATGCAGAGTTTGGTCAAGCGTTTGAATCTGACGGAAAGTATATTTGCAAAGCAAAAAATGCAAATGGAGACGCTGTATTATTTTATGAAGATGAAAACGAAGAAATAATCGGGTTTTAACACTTAATCGGGGGACAGCGTATCTGAACACAATTATCATGTTACAAAAATATTTGAACAAAGACGGATCGTTAACTCTAATAGCTCAAAAAAATTTAATAAGCTGCGAAAGTGGCTTTCAAAAGTTGTCAAATTTTTACAATAGAAAGACGACAAATTATGCGAGCGTGTTGGATAGTGATTTATTTGTAAAAATCACAAATAAAGAAGAAATAATACAAAAAGGCTTCGATTGTAGGGTTAAATGTATAATTTCCCCTAATTTCGAAAATCCTTATGTAGTTGAGTTTTTCAAACAACTCAACATTGAAAGAGAAAAAAAATACGAATTCGAAAAAGAAGATGAACGTATTTATAATTTGCAAGTTGAAGCCTGCAAAAAAGAAATTAACGCAAGCGAAGTCTTGCAAAAATTCATTAAAAACAAAAGAGAAAAAGGCGAAAAGGATAGAACTATCGCCTGGAAATTGTCAAGTACTTCCAGAAAGCCGAATTTAAGTAATTTCTCTATTAAAGTAATTTTAAATTCAATGTATTAACAATAGAAGTTGCGCACGACACGAAACAGTGCTAATAAGATGAAAAAAGAAAATACAGTTAGAAATACTACTAAGCCAATGGCGTATGACGCATTGTTATGCCCCGCTATTGGGGTGGTTACGCCTTATTTTAGATTGTTTGAACAATGGAAAAGAGATATAGGCTTTAAAACTTATGGTGAAGATGCTAAATTTATTCAATTAAGGCGTATGGAAGATGTTGTTGGACGTGAATTCTTCACAATTGAAAAGGGATATAAATACTACGAAATAGATTCAGATATTTATGATGCTGCCATTTTAAGGGTTCGCTAATGGGGCATATCAAGACGATAAAATGTATTTAATTATAATGATATTAAATGGAGCTACTACAATCGAAACGTGGGAAGATTATATATTAGATTAAATATTGATTGTATTTAAAAAAATATGTTGTACTTTCACATCAGAAAATAACACATAAAAAATAAAAACAATAAAAAAGAAAAAATATGAATATAAAAAAAGAAATAAAATGCACAATCGATGCGGCAAATAAAAAGATAGATGCTTATACAAAAAATTATCGAATAACTAAACGCCAGTTATTTATTCGAGCAGAAATGAGTGAAGGAGATTACAATAATTATACGTGTTTCCGGAAAGGAACTAAAAAGACTTTCAATTTAGAAAAACTGCAAAAAATTGTAAATTTCATAGAAAATCCTTCCAAAAATCGACATGCTGAAAATGTAACTGATTGATAAACTAAAACCATTATCAATGAGTTACGAGCGTTGATGTAAAATAATTAAATTGTATTCCAATAATTTAACATGATTTTATAAATTATTTGCATTTTAATGTTAAAGTAGTTGTTTTTTGTTATATCTTTGTAGTAGAAACAATCGGGAATTGAAAAAGATTGATCTCGCTAAAACTTATTAAAGCGTAAAAGATATAAGTCAACGTGTTGAACACGTAAAAATTCAGGGATGTGCAGAATCCCGTACTGGTATCTGCCGTAGTAGCTGAAAGACAGAAAGTTCGGCGAATCGAAATTAAAGGTGAGTTATTTCTTTTAAGAAATAATCCTGGAAAGTTAAAAAAACATGAGGTTGAACGCAAAGGCGTTAATTGGTTCGTTACCAACAACCTCGCTAATAAATAAAATAATTAACATTTAAAAATTAAAAGAGATGAAAACGAAAAAAATTTATATCTGTTATGATGCAGGATGCGATATTTGGGTTATTGAACCTTTTAACGAAAATATTAAATGGCACAACAATGAATATCAAGGGACGTATAAAGAATGTCTCGAGGAAAAACAAAGACAAGAATATGCTGCATATAGATTTAACAATTTCATGCCTCATTTAAGTAATTGTTAGTCAAATAATTAATTAAGAAGTAATGTTAAAATAATCGTTTTTTGTTATATCTTTGTAGTAGAAATTAATCAATAAAATAATTAACACTAAAAAATAAGAATCATGAAAAAGCAAGAATTTGAACAAGTATTAGAAAACACAAAAACAGTCAAAGGTTTGTTTTTGTTAGCTCAAAATAAGGAAATCAAAGTTCCTGTTTATATTTCAAAAATAAGAGAAAAAATATTTTCTATAAAAGAAGATGAAGGGTATAAAACTATTGAAATGACAACGACAGCAGTTAAATCAATTTTAACTAATTCAAATACATGGCATTTTGAAGAAAATGTCAAAAATAACGGAAAAAAGATAAAAGAAGACACGCTTAAATTTGCCGGAATATTAGCAAAATCAGGGAGCGGAAATTATGCAGGAAGTTATTGCACAGTAATATTTAAAGTAAGCTAATCAATTAAGTAAATAATTAACATAATTTAGAAGTTGCGCACGACACGGAGAAGTGTATGAAAAAATGAGAACTTTTAATAAAGAAAATTTTTATAAACACACATTTGCATCATTTATTTCGGTAAGTACTCCGGAAAGAGAACCGGATTATATATCAGAGGCTTCGAGATATTGGTACACTGAAAATGGAGTATACCGTGAATCAGATCACTGGATGTGGGTTGGCACATGCTTTTGGACAATTGATAGTCCTCATGAAAATGAGACCGTGAAATGCGGTTTTTGTAATTGGGCTTCATTTGATAAAATTGTGATTTTTGTAAATGATATATTTAAAAATAAATTAAACAAATATCTTAAAAAAGAATATCCATATTTTGATATTATCCCATTGAGTGAGCGTAAAAGCATTACTTTATTAGGGAACAATAACGAGACATACTATCCATCAACGAATATAATACCAACATCAATAAAAGACCAATATATATTTACTTGGTCATTTGGTGTGTAAAAAATTAAAGAGATGAAAACGAAAAAGAAAGTAGAAATTATCGGAGTTAATAAATTAAATATTTTAATATGAAATTAAATGAAATGATAAACGTCATTGTAGACTTCCAAACAATGATTAACGAGCGTGGGTGGTGTAATAAGGTAGGTATAAGACCTACGGCAGCGTATATTATAAAAAAAAGGTTCTTTGAAGGATCATTATCTGTTAAGACTATGAATAAATGGCTTGAAAAAGCAAAAAATTTTAAGGTCGTAATGGAAGTTGTCAAGTCCCACAAGAAAACCTAATTTAAGCAATTTATCGATTAAAGTAATTTTAAATTCAATTGTAATATAAATATTTTAAAACCAAAAAGATGAAAGCAAAAGAAAAATTAGAAAACGCAAATTGGATTGTAAGAAGCGATGTAGCAAGCAACCCCAACACGCCCGCCGAAGCCTTGGCAGAATTGGCTAAAGACGAAAATTATATTGTGCGCAGCAATGCAGCAAGCCACCCCCAATACGCAAATAAAACAATAAAAAGAAAAAATATTTAATAAAATCTTTAATTAATGGAAGCAATTAAAAAATTAGTAGAAAACTGGAACGAGGATTTAATCCCTTGTTACGAAGACATTGCGGAAAATATTTATAGCGACTTTGGTAAAAGCATTCTAAGCTATGATTTTAGTTTACCTTTTGGACAAATTAAAAGGATAACCTATCAAATAATAGGCAATGAAGTTGGAACGGTTACAATTAAGTATATGGACAGATTCAGAGGGGAGGATGGTTGTAAAACAGTTGATGATGAGGACATATGCCTATTTTACATTGATAAGGCAAACGAATACATCACAGCATATTTAGAAAAAATGATACCTATCTGGGATAAGGAGAAAGAGAAATGGAATAAACAACTCGACAGAATGCGTACAAGCCCGATTTATAGATAATTAAGTAATAAATAAAAAAACATTAAGATGAGTAATTTAATTAAAAAACCACAGGAACTAAATTTACAAGCAAAGTTAAAAATATTGTTATACGGACAGGCAGGGGTCGGTAAATCGACACTTTCATTGTCAGCACCGAAACCGTTGTTAATCGACTGCGACGGTGGTATACACCGTGTAAATTTCGGACACGTCAAAGATACCGTTCAGGTCGAATCATACGAAGACGTAATCAACTTACTAAAAGAAGATTTGCGCCCCTATGAATCTATTATTATTGATACGGGCGGGAAGCTGCTTGACTACATGGGTGAATGGATTATCAGCCGCAATTCAAAAATGGGAAAATTAAACGGAATGCTAACACTGCAAGGCTATGGAGAACGTAAAGCCGAGTTCTCAAATTTCTGTAAAAAAATAAGTTTACTAAACAAACATTTGATTTTCGTTGCACACAGGCAGACACAGCAAGAGGGAGACGAGTATCGTTATGTTCCGCTTTTCGGCGGTTCAAATTACGATGCTTTGGTAACAGAATTAGACCTTGTCGGATATATGGAAGCACAAGGAAAGAAGAGAACAATAACTTTCGACCCGACGAGCCGTAACGATGGCAAAAACACATGCAATTTGCCTTCTATTGTCGAAGTTCCTAACACGGTAGACGACAAAGGAAATGCGCTCGAAAATACATTTATTACCGAAAAGGTAATAAAAGTGTATAACGAACGCTTGCAAAAAAACAAAGAGATGAAAAAAGAATATGATGATTTGATTGAGTTTATAAGTAGCGAATTATCAGCAATCGAGACCCCTGAAAACTTGACCGAATTTATGATTAAAATACCCTCTTTAAAGCACGTTGGAAGCAGTTTATTGAAAGCAAAAGAACTGTTAAATAAAAAGGCTGCTGAATTGAACGTAAAGTTTAACAAAGAAACATCACGCTATGAAACGATATAATTTCTATGCTACTATCTTAGATGCCTTTCAGCGTTATCTTGACGCTGAAAGCATCTATGAAAAGTATTTCAACGAAAAAATGAGCTTTGCGGAATACGAAGCACAAGCGAAACAGGAACTTATTGATAAAATAAACCGTGTACCATTCGACAGCGAAGCCGCGGACAAAGGAACAGCGTTTAACGAGTTGGTTGATGTATTAGCTCACAAGATTATATCCGACAAAATCACGTTTACGGAAGAAAAAGGAATTTACACGGTAAAGCATAAAGATAGGATATTTAATTTTGACAAAGCAATATGTGAAACGGTATCAAAAAAAATACAAGGAGCAATCCCGCAATATTTTTGCAGTGCCGATTTGAATATTGGCGATAACATCGTAAATTTATATGGTTACATTGACGAGGTTAAAGAATTTACGATAATTGACATAAAGACTACGGCAAAATATCAAGCGTTCAAATACCTTAAAAATTGGCAGCATGTAGTTTATCCGTTTTGCCTAAGTAAAAGCGGAATCAATATTGAAACTTTCGTTTATTTAGTAGTAGAAATGAGCGGTAAAAATGTAAATATACACGAGGAACTATACAATTACAATTTCAGTAATGACATATCACGGTTATATACCATGTGCGAAAATTTCATTTTGTTTTTAGAGACTAACCGGAATTTGATAACCGATAAAAAAATTTTTAATGAAAAATGAAGAACATAATTTGCAAGTAGCTTGCGTAAGGTGGTTTGATATGCAATACCCGCAGCATAAAAATAAACTTTTTGCGGTTCCGAACGGAGGACAAAGAAACGTTGTTGTTGCATCAAAATTGAAAGCCGAAGGGGTGCGGGCTGGTGTCGCCGATTTGATTCTAATGTGTGGGTTAGGGCAAGTTTTATTCATAGAAATGAAAACCAAAAAAGGCACACAGACAGAATCCCAAAAAGCATTTGAAGAGATGTGCATCGAAAACGGGTATATTTATGAAATTGCCCGCAGCTTTGAAGACTTTAAAAAACTAATTGAAATTTATTTTTCATGAAAATAACAGCAAAAGGACATATTAAGAACGGGAAGCTCGTAATAAACAAAAGCGAGCTGCCAGTCTTTTTGCACAAAATTTCAACACAGAAAAATAAACCTGTTAATGTAATTGTAGAAGCAGGAAGTAAAAGAAGCGAACAGCAAAATAAATATTATTGGGGTGTGGTTGTTGAGCTGATCCGTTTAGCAATAAATGAAATTAACGGCGAAAACTTCACTAAAGAGGATATACACGAATTTTTAAAAGAGCGATTTTTAGAAGGCTTGGAAATCCATGCAGCGACCGGAGAACTTTTGAACATCCGAAAATCAACAACGGATAATACGACCACGAAACAAGAGGAATATCACGAACAATGCCGACAATTTGCAGCCGAATATTTGAATATTGAAATACCATTACCGAACGAAAAATTAACGCTAAATTTATGAACTTATGAAAACATATATCATAACCGAAAGGGAAATTAAACTAAGGACACAAGAAAAAGCCAGAGGATTAGCCAGATTTTTAGCACAACGGAATAATAAAAAGTACTCCGTATATCTTTGTACTCTCATCAGCGAAGTGGATAAAAAAAATGATGTTGTGTATGTTGAAGGCCAAGAAATTGACTTTGAACCAAAATACAAAGAAGCATTAAAAGAAATCGAAATGTTAAGGCAAACGATTAAAGCTAAGAATGTTGAAATTAAAACGCTCAAATCAGAAATTGACAATTTAAAAACTCCATACCTTAAAAGGTTGTGGGCGAAAATTAAAAACGGAAATATTAACATTAAATAAAAGAAGTAGTAAACTACCCACCCACGCTAAAAAGCGATGGGATGGGCTTTAAACCTGAATAAAATATAAAATTATTGGGCTTACTGGTATAGTTTTTGTATATTTATCAATAAATAATACTATTATGACAAAAGACAGAACAGAGTATTTGCGTGAGTATCACAAAAAAACTTACATACCTACTGGTAATAAAATTGGTAGACCAGCTGAATTACCGCAATACGATTTTGGGGGTATTTATCAACTAAAAAATACCGTAAACGGAAATATATACATAGGGCAGGCTCAAAACATATTAAATAGATTTAAAGAACATAGGAGAAACCGAAATGGTCATTTACTTTATAGAGATTGTTATCTGTATAGGGCTATTAAAAAATATGGTTGGGATAAGTTTGAAATATCCGTACTTGAGAGAATAGATGATTTTGAAATACTTAATGAACGTGAAATATTTTGGATAAACGAACTTAATCCAGAGTACAATATGAAAGAAGGGGGTGATTGTGCAAGAGGGTGGAATCACACAGAAGAAGCAAAAAGAAAGATGTCAGAGACTAAATCTAAAATGTATTTAGGAGAAAACAATCCGTTTTTTGGTAAAACTCATTCGGAAAAAACAAAAGAAAAAATAAGAAAAGCACGTACTGGTAAAAAATTATCTAAAGAGCATAGGGACAAAGTAATAAAAACTTTAAAAAGAGAAACTAAGCGAGTAGGAAAATTTGATATTGAAACAGGACAGTTGATTTGTGAATACAATTCAGTAACAGAAGCAGCTAAAAGTGTGAATGTTTCACAACCAAATATGTCTTCTCATTTAGGCGGTAGAAATAAAACGTGCAAGGGATATATATTTAAATTCATTTGAAATGGCAACCAACAAACTCTTCCACATCTTTAACATCTTCTTCTGGAACATCAACGGTCTGAAAAAGATAGAACTTACCTTTCTTGTAAACCAAATCAGCTTCGCCCTTTATGTAAGGAAGATAGTTTCTATTGTGGCAAACAAAAGGTATTTTAATCCTACCACCAATAGCCCAAAGAGAAACAATATCATTAGGCTTGTAGGTCATTATCCTACTGTCGTAACCAATGCTTCCAAGTGGTCTAAATTCTCTTTTAGTTTTCTTATCCAACTTGTAGGAATCAGCAACTTTTGCAATACAACGTACAAGGATTTGAGAAGAAAGTTTGAATGTAGTCTTGTAAGGGTGGTAAACTTCGTGATGGAGTTTAAAGTTATTGAAAATCTTCTTTTCCCAAGCCACCTCAGAAATGGCATTGCAAACAGTATTGGCTTCCTTCATCGTATCGAGAAGCAAGTTAGCCTGTTCGTCAGTAGGCAAAAGTTTTATTTTCAATGTCAACTTCATACTGCAAATATACAAAATAATTTCATATATCAGAAAATAATTACTAATTTTTTTTTAACAATTTAATTACGGAGCGGCAATTCATCCCATCGGCAGCAAAGCTGACCAATGGGTTCCCTTGCCGAAATATTTATGAAAAGGACTTTTGGGACAAGTTTAAATTTTAAAATATGAAAAACGAAGTTTATTTAATTGACTGTATGAAATTTATGGAGAAAGTGCCTGATAAGTACTACGACCTTTCTTTGGTTGACCCTCCGTATGGAATTGGAGCGGACTTAAAAAATAGTAAACGAGAATTTAAAAGCAAAAAGAGTGCTGCAATTAGTAGCGATTTTGGGGGGCAAATTTGGGATAGTGCGATACCTACGGAAGAATACTTTGCCGAACTAAAAAGGATAAGTAAAAAACAAATTATTTGGGGTGCTAATTACTTTGGTTTGGTTGGTGGTATGCTTTACTGGCATAAAAATGTAACAATGCCAACTTATAGCACAGGCGAACTTGCTTATTTGAGTTGGTTGCAAAAAATAGACTTTGTAAATATTACTTGGCACGGTATGCTTCAACAAAATATGAAAAATAAAGAGGAACGGATACACCCAACCCAAAAGCCAATAGCACTTTATTTGTGGCTTCTAAACAACTACGCAAAACAAGGAGATAAGATTTTCGATTCTCACGTTGGGAGCGGAAGCAGTCGTATTGCGTGCGATAAACTCGGTTACTATTTTGAAGGCTGCGAACTTGACATAGACTATTGGAACGCCCAAGAAAAACGATACAAAGATTACAAAAGCCAATTAACACTGCAATTATAAACTAATTTAAAACGATTATAAATTTAAAAAAAATAACAAAAACCGCAATTCGTAACAAAATTTTGTGTACTTTTGCATTAGATTAAAGTTTGCATTTTATGGAAAATTATTTTAGAATTATTAAAGATGAGAAGGGAAGCCGTAAACCGAAAGGAGCGGGATGGTCAATATCCAACCTATTGAATGCAACCCATAATCTCTTCCCTTTTTGTCTTTTTTTTATAGGAGCAAGAAACAAATGAAAAACTATTTTTCACATGATTACTACGCAACTTTAGACCCTAAAATTATCGCACTTTTAGGAGATTATGGAGCAATTGGATATGGTATTTATTGGCGAATAGTTGAAATGTTACATGCGGAAGAATCACACACTTTGCCATTGAAAGATTACATTTATAAAGCACTTGCTAAACAAATGTCAACAAGTGTTGAACAAGTGTCAACAATCATTAACGACTGTATAAATGTGTACGAATTATTTATTACGTGTGATGATTGTTTTTACTCCAAAAGAGTAAATGATAACATTCAGAAAATGGAAGAAACAAAAGAAAAGCGTTCAAGGGCGGGTAAAATATCAGCAGAATTGAGAAAAAATTCAACATGTGTTCAACAAAATTTAACAAGTGTTCAACAAAATTTAACACAATCCAACAAAAGAAAAGAAAATAAAAGAAAAGAAAATAAAGAAAATGATAATAAAGAAGAAATAAAAGAAGAAGAAAAAAAGAAATTTTCTTTTGACTTTTCTAATTTTGATGAAAATTTCATTGAGCATGTTAATTCATGGTTGGAGTACAAAAAAGAAAGGAAAGAGCCTTATAAATCTCAAAAGGGATTAAATGCTTTTTATAATAAACTTATTGATTATTCAAAAAACGACCCAGATACCGCAAAAAAAATAATAGAGCAATCTATGGCTAATAATTGGGCTGGGATATTTGAATTAAAAGAATCACAACAAAAAAACAAAGACCCATTTTATAAAGAGCCTATTATAGACCGAACACACGGATTTAGCATACAATTTTAAAATTATGAATGAAATAACAATACGTCGGGCTTTTGAGCTTCTCAAACAAGAGAATGAACTTATCGAGGTAAGATTGATAGGGGCACGTACTAATTTAAGCGGTTATTTCAAAAGTGTTGATAATATTATAAAATCTTTATCAAAAATAACCAATTGCAATGTTTATTTTGTCCTAAATAGAATATCAGATGCTTGTTATGCAAGGGAACAAAGAGAAAAGCTAATTGAACACGCGAAAAATACCACAACAGACAATGATATAACAAACAGGGATTGGTTTTTAATTGATGTAGACCCTAAACGTGCAAGCGGGGTTTCTTCATCCGACAGCGAAAAAGAAAAAGCTAAATTTACTATCAATAAAGTTTATAGTTTTTTAAGGGATAGAGGTTTTTCACAACCGATTATATGCGACAGTGGAAATGGGTATCATTTGCTTTACAAGGTAAATTTTGAAAACACAAAAGCCAATGCGGATTTAATCAAACAATGCTTGGCAGTTTTAGACATGTATTTTTCGGATGAATATTGCGACATTGATAAAACAGTGTTTAACGCTTCAAGAATAACAAAATTATACGGAACAAAAGCAGTAAAAGGCAACGATACTACCGATAGACCGCACAGGTGGAGCGGTTTTATAAGAGTGCCGGAACAAATCAAAGAAACAAACATTATCCTTTTCGAGCGTTTAGCTGAATTAATGCCTAAACCGGAGGCTCCGACATATACAAACAATTACGGAAGGGATAAATTCGATTTGGAAGGATTTATTTTAAAACACGGATTAAATGTTACGAGCAAGCAATCAATATCCGGCGGGACTAAATTTATTTTAGACCATTGTGTGTTTGATGAAAACCACAAGGGAAAGGATGCTGTTATTTTTCAAATGGATAACGGGGCAATAAGCTATAAATGTTTTCACAATTCATGTTCGGATAAAAAATGGCAGGATGTAAGATTGATGTTTGAACCGGATGCTTATTCAAAACAATATCAAAGTGTAGTAAATAGAATAACAGAAAAAAAAGAAATAAAGCCACAAGAGCATATTGAAGCAAAAGGAAATAAATTTTATGATATTTCAGAGGTTGCAGCGGTAGACCGCTCACAAATAATTTCCATGCCGTCGAAATTCGATTCTTTGGATAAACGGATAATCGGATTTAACAAAGGAGAAACGACAATATGGAGCGGTAAAAATGGTGCTGCAAAATCAACAATATTAAATCAAATAGCTTTAAATGCTATCGAAGCAGGTTATAACGGAGTGATATTTTCCGGCGAATTACAACCGCACAAATTAAAGAATTGGATATACCTACAAGCAGCCGGAAGACAGTATACAAAGGAAAGCAATAAATATCAAGGAGTTTACTTTGTACCTAAAAACATAGTTGATAAGATAGATATATGGCTAAAAGGCAAGTTATTTATTTACAATAACGATTACGGAAATAACTATCAACAGCTTATTGAAGACTTCAAGGAAATAGTTACATCAAAAAAATTAGATTGGGTAATGTTTGACAATCTAATGACTATTGATTTAGAAGACGAAGGCGGAAATACAAATAAGAAACAAAAAGCCTTTGTATCGGAAGTTTCGAGATTTAGCAAGCAGAAAAATATACATAGTCATATTGTAGCTCATCCACGTAAGGAAGTAGGATTTTTAAGGAAAGAATCAATATCAGGCACAAGCGACATAAGCAATATAGTTGATAATGTAATTATAGCACACAGAAATAATTCAGACTTTCAACGTGCCATAAATGATTATTTTCCGAAAGAAAAAACTATTACGATGCAGGATTGCTCTAATTATTTAGAAGTCTGTAAAAATCGGGATTTGGGAGTAATGGATTACTTTGTAGGTTTACATTATGAAGTCGAAAGCAAACGGCTATTAAACGAACCTTTTGAAAACAAAAATTACGGTTGGCAAGATATAGGAATGCAAAGTACTATTCCCTTGACAGAGCCTAACAAACTTAATTTTGAAGATATTGAATTGACATATATGCAACCAAAAGAAGATGACCCATTTTAACTATAACACTATGCCACAGATTTGCACATACATAAAACAGGAATACGAAAAGAGCACAGGAAGCATTCAACAAATACGGATGCAATGCGAAGTGTTATCAGAGTGCGGAAGTTGGCTTAAAATTAGGATAATATCGCATATTGTTAAAGGAGTGCCAAATTGCATTATGAAGGTAAAGAAAAGAAATGTAATCAATTATATAAGTCCAAATGTGAATGTTAATTTCACACAATATAAAGATTAAAAACATGAAAGTTAAATTAAAAACACCGAAAGAATTTGATTTTAATAAAACATCAGGTCATTATCATTTTACCTATGATTTAGTCAAACAAGAATTGGGATTAAGAAAGATTTATGATGTTATCAATCATTATGTATTTTATAAAAATCCCAAAATAGAACTATCATATAAAGGGCAAATAATACGCAATGCTTCGGGTATGCCTGAAGTATACTGTAAAAGTATGTTTAAAATAATTAAAAATTGAAGTATGAATAAAAAAATTATAGCTTGGTGGAGTGGTAGAATTACTTCCGCTGTTACCGGTAAATTATGTATAACAATTGCATAAACGAAATATAAAAAAATTAACTTAATTAAAAATTTAAATAAAATAATTATGAATGATGCAGATAAAAGAAAACTAGAAAGTTTGAATAAACAGCAGACCTATATTATAAAAAACTATTGTGATGCAATAGGCTGTAAGGATTGCCCGTTAAATCGGAAACCTGATGATTGCGATAGTATAATACTGCAAAATCAGATAATGGATTTAGAGTTTAAAGATATGTGAGTGCGTTGGCAAATTAATGCTAACGGTTTGGGTATGTTTAGTGCCTGATTTAGAAGTAGAAACAATCAAAATATAAATAAAGATGAAAAAAGAAAAGAACTTGAATAACGAAGAAACGCAGGCATTAAATATACCTGTTGTTAACGGCAGTTTTATGCCCAAAGAAAGTAAATGTAAATATACAAATACGCTTAACGATATTCATTCAAAAATTGTAACATATAAAGATTACTGGTTATTTACAGAGGTGTTTTGCTTATTGCACGATAATAACGATTTCTGTAATTGCCGTTAACATCGGCATAAACGAAAATAAAAATCAACTTAATTAAAAAAAATGGAAGAAAAATTAAACGAAATTATCACGGAACACGAAAAAAACCTTGTGAAATATACTCAAGAACGTGATTCTCTGCAAGAAAAAATGAAATTTATGTTCGAACATAAATTTGAACACGAATTAGCACATTTAAGAACGCAAAAGGAAGCTGTTTCTGATATGTTTTATGACTATCGTAAAGCTATCGAAGATTTAAGAGAGTTGCTTAATGCCTGGAACTCTTAAGTTGCATATATGTACTTATTTATTAACAATTTAATATTAAACAAAATGATTACAAGAGAAAAATTAGAAGAAATTTTGGACGATGATTCCAAAAATCCATTTCAAGAAAAAGAAGTTGACCACAAGATGAAAGCCTTAACTTTATTAAGAAATAAAATTCCTTATGAAGTTTGTAGAGAAATAATTGGCGGTGCTGAACACGACCAAATTTATCTTTGTGATATTGATGAAGTATTACCTTATATAAACGAGGATGATGCAAAGGTATTAGCTGACTGTAATTTATTCATTGATAGTGATTGCGACTGCCTGTCGATGTTCGCTTAGTATTACGGCTAACATCGGAATAAACGAAATAAATAAAATATTTAAATAAATAATCAATGAAAAAAATAACGGTTTGGGTATGTTTAGTGCCTGATTTAGAAGTAGAAACAATCAAAATATAAATAAAGATGAAAAAAGAAAAGAACTTGAATAACGAAGAAACGCAGGCATTAAATATACCTGTTGTTAACGGCAGTTTTATGCCCAAAGAAAGTAAATGTAAATATACAAATACGCTTAACGATATTCATTCAAAAATTGTAACATATAAAGATTACTGGTTATTTACAGAGGTGTTTTGCTTCTTGCACGATAATAACGATTTCTGTAATTGCCGTTAACAATTGCATAAACGAAATAAATAAAAATATTTAAATAATAAATAATATGAAAAAAGAAGAACCTTACAGAGTAGTGATGTACAAATTCATTGGTTATAGCGAAACTGGTTCAGCTACCTATGAAATCACATTTAACAAATCGCTTATACACACAGGCAGATTTAGCGGAATTGAAGATGGCTTAAACGCCTATTGTAAAAAAGAACGCAGAACCGATATTACAGACAACTTCAAGCGTTTGTGGTATTCATTGGTGCGGTGGGTAAAATCATTACCACTAACAATCATAAACGAAATAAATAAAAATATTTAAACGATAAATAATCATGGGAAAAATGAAAACAGTTAAATTTAGAGTATGGAATGGGAAAGAGATGGTTTATGATATAATGGCGGGAAAGTTTGGAATATTTTATGTTAATCCTGAAAAAGGAGACGGATTAAACACAAAAGATACCGCTTGTTTATCAGAGAATACAACTAAATATCCTGAAGGAACTCCCTTAATGCAATTCACAGGATTACTCGATAAAAATGGAAGGAAAATATTTGTTGGGGATTTCCTTTCAAAAAGATGGAAAACGGAAATATATCAAAATGATGAAGGCACATTTATGGTTAAATTTCATGTAAATCCAAAGGTTAATAAACCAATGAGTTTAAAAAAATATCTTAAATCCAGAAAAAAAGCAGGGACTTATCAAGAAGATAATATTATTATCGGAAATATCTACGAAAATCCCGAACTATTAAATCAGAAAGGAAAAAAGAAATGAAAAAAATAAGAAAAAATTTTAAAAATATTTATGTTTTATTTATTATCGTATTAACCTATTTAGGGTTAAATTCAATTTGTTTAAGCATTAAACAAAACGAAATAATAAAAGAGATTAAAACCGAAAATATAACTAACCTAACTTATTTAACCGACTTTGAGCTTATCGAACTTGCAATTATATGGCAGGAATCGAAAGCAAATCCAAATCCGAAATACTCTGACGGGGAAAGTGAAGGTATTCTACAACTAACCCCTATTTACGTAAAAGAAGCAAATCGAATCTTAGGAAAGAACAAATATACCCTCCATGACCGCAGAAACCCGCTAAAATCGCACGAAATGTTCCTTGTGGTACAGAATTACCACAATCCCGAAAAAGACGTGGAAAAAGCCGTTTTATTGCATAATAAAGCAGTGTGGTATTTTGAGGAGGTTATGGATAGGTATAATTGTTTGAAACTTCACCAAGAAATATTAACTTTTAAAAACAGGTAAGATATGAAAAATATATTTGAAAGCAAACAAACGTTTCAAGCGTATGCGATTATTGATGTAGGATATTATATGATTGAAAATATTCAAAAAGAATTAGACGTAAAAGAAAATCTAATAAACAACAAAGTATTTTATAAGTTTATAATTTATAATGACAAATTGACATAAAACAGTGTTTTGGCATAAATTTTGATGTAACTAATAATATAACATTAAAAGCTACATATAAAATGAAAGAGAAACAAAGAAGATTATCACACAGAGAAAAAACAGAGTTATTTGCCAAATACGAAACTGGTAAGTATACAGGTTCGGATTTAGCTGAATATTATAATATTAGTTCAGTAGCCGTTAATGCTTTATTGAGAAGACATGGATATAAAGCTAAATCGCAATCAGAGTTACAAAGGAAATATAATATCGATGAAACATTTTTTGATGTAATTGATACAGAAGAAAAAGCATATTTTTTAGGTTTTCTTTACGCTGACGGCTATAATAATACTGATAGAAATTCAGTTGCTTTATCCTTAAAGGAGGATGATAAAGAAATATTGGAAAAATTAAACAACCTTTTGCAACCTAAAAAACCTTTAGGACATACAAAATCTGGTCAAACTACTTTACTAATATCAAACAAACATATAAGTCAAAGGCTTATTGAATTAGGATGTCATAGAGCAAAAACATACACACTTGTTTTTCCATCCGAAAAACAAGTTCCGAAACACTTAGTAAGACACTTTGTTCGTGGGTACTTCGATGGAGACGGTTGGGTAGGTAAAAAGTCTATTTGTGTTGTATCTACATTAGATTTTTGTAATTCATTAGCCGAAATACTAAAAGAACAGTTTAATATAAACTGTTACATAAGGGCAAGACATCCTGAAAGGAATAACAGTATCCGCATGTTAGAGCTGAATAATAAATCTGCAAGAACGTTTTTAAATTGGATTTACAAAGATTCTAATATTCACTTACAAAGAAAACACGATAGATATTTAAAACAAATAGAATATGAAAATTCATTAACAGAGATTCATACCTGTAGTGTAGATGGCTGTAGTAAAAAACATAGTGCTAATGGTTATTGCAGAAATCATTATTATGAATTTTGTGGTGGCAAAGAAAAAAGAAAACTTAGGTATGAAAAATATGGAAAATAATTTACTGGCTGCAAATAACATTTTAAAAGAAGGTCGCAGGAGTTTAGGCGACATAACGAACGCAGAGGCAGAGGTTACGAAGCCTGTGAAGCGTTTAGAATTGAGCGTCATTAATTGACATTAAAATTCATAACTATAAAAATACTAATCTTTATTTTAAAGGAAATAATTGAAGCAAAAAAAATTATAGAAGCAGATTACAGTTACGATGAAAAACTTTTAAAAGAGGTAAAAAAATTTAAAAATAAATAATCATGAAGTCATTAATTGAAAAATTAATATCATTTCATTGGTTCAAAAATCATTCAAAGAACCCCTGAAAACTGCGAAATGAAAAACTACTTACTAAACTACAAAGTAAAGAATATTAAATAAAAATATGAAATACATACTGGTAACAAAAAAAGCAACAAGCAAAGATGGAAATTTCACCTATTATCCGAACGAAGTAATAATAGCAAGGAATAATGTAGGTAAAAATAAGTGGTATAAAATAATAACAGATAAAGAGCTATTGGCATTCTACTACGATAGAACAGATGAAAAATGCAATAATATTCTTATCATTGTTGGAGGTGGAATTGGTGATATAATGGCTTATTCTGCATTGTGTAAGTATCTAAATGAAAAAGGAAAGGAAGTCCATTTTGCAACACAAAAGAAGTATTTCGACATTCTAAAATGGTTCCAAACACCGGTTGAAATTTTGGATGTAGAAAAGCCAATTTTTAGAGATTTTTCATTGAGTAATAGAATTTCAAAGTACAACAAGTGGAGAAGAATTTTTACGGAATTTATTATTCCGAAGCATAACAAAAGCGATTGGTTTGAAGTTATATTTGCCTATGCAGGAATAGAAAAGATTGAAGATAGTTATTTTAGACCTCAACTAAAAACAAACAGACTAACAAGGAAGAAATCAAACATTGATAAAAAACAAAAGTCGCTTCTTATCTGCAATCAATCTTCGTGTATGATGCGTAATATTGAATTCTATGAAATATTCAAAGCCTTGCCGGATAAAGTAAAAGCCGAGTATAGAATATATGCGTACAGGAATAATATTTCAGCAAAAGATGATGAATTAGTAAGACGATCAACTTTATATGATGAGGTTAGATTTATTTCATCTCCTACCCTTTCCGACTTCCTTAATGACTTGTATGATGCTACCGAAGTAATTACAGTCGATAGTGCAGCGGTTCATTTTCGTGAAGGCATTGGCAAGAGGTGCCTTGCTTTGTATAATTCCTTTGATAAAGCAAGTAGAACAAAATATTACAAGTACATAACAGCCGTAAACATTAAATCTGAATGTGATAAACAGCCTTGTTTTAAGCATGAACTTAACAAGGGAGATTTATGTGAAAAGGTAAAGGAATGGCAGTATTCTGCTCCTTGCTTTCGGAGTGAATCAAACAAATTCTTACAACCGGAATTAAAAAGAATTTTTAATGAATATTTTAAGTAACAATGGGATTAAATTGGGTAAAAAATAAGAAATCTAATATGTATCAATTCATTGATGCAACTTGGAATACGATTAAAGGCGAATGTAAACACGATTGCAGTTATTGCTATATGAAACGATGGGGTAAGTTAAAGCCTGTTCGTTTTGATGAAAAAGAGCTTAAAACAGACTTAGGAAATGGAAACTTTATTTTCGTTGGTTCGAGTTGTGATATGTTTGCCGAAAACATACCCGAAGAATGGATTGAAAAAACATTAGAACACATGGCAAAGTTTGACAATAAATACCTTTTGCAGACAAAAAACCCTGCAAAATTGGGAGGCTTTATTTTACCTGAAAATATTTCAATTTGTTGCACAATGGAAACAAATAGGATATTGCCTGATATAATGAGAAATAGCCCTGACCCAATTGATAGAGCTTTATTTATGGGGTTGTTAATGAATGATAAGTATATTACAATTGAACCAATAATGGATTTTGATTTAGAAAGTTTTGTAAAATACTTAAAAACGGCAAATCCTAAACAGGTAAACATTGGGGCCGACAGCGGACGTAATAACTTACCTGAGCCAACAAAAGAAAAGGTTTTACAATTAGTTTCGGAGTTGCAAAAGTTCACTATTATTCACAATAAATCGAACTTGCAGAGGCTTCTTTAAGCTGTTGCTAACAATTGCATAAACGAAATAAACTCAAAAAAATTAAAAGCTATGTTTCCACGCTGTCCAATTTGCGAAAGTAGAACAAACCATTTTTTCAATATTCCTTTTATTAAAGAAAATATTGATGTACCTAAAAAATATGATATGATGATTCAATATAATCGCTGTCCTGAATGTGATTATATCTTTGCTCCAGTGTTCAAGGCTTGGACTGAAAAAGATTTCAAGCAGAATATCTACAACGAAGATTACATAAAATATGACCCTGAATTCCTCGAAATACGCCCGCACACGAACGCAAAACAGTTTTATGATATATTGAGAGGGAAAAGGCATTTAGACTACGGAGGAGGTTCCGGAAGGATGAGCAACACCTTAAAAGCTTCCGGAATTGATTCGCATTCGTATGATGTTTTCTTTGACAAAGCAAGACCAACCGGACAATTTGATGTAATTACCTGTATTGAAGTATTAGAGCATAGTATTGACCCTTTGAAAATATTTGCGGATATATTTTCCTTATTAAAGCCAAAAGGCAAGTTGATTCTTAAAACTTCAATTGTTGATTTTTGGAATTGTAAAACAGACTATGAATTTTCACAGCATTGGTATGTGATGCCACGTAGCGGGCATATTGGCTTTTATTCCATAAAAACATTACAGCTTATTGCAGATAAAACCGGCTTTAATTATAGCCAAAACTCCCCTGTAGATAACACCTTTATTAAGCTATTATAGCAATATTTTTTAAAAAAAATCAAAAAAATAATAAATCGTATTTAAATAATAGTTATATTTGCGGAAAATTATGAAATAATGACTATCTTTGCATATTAAATTATATTTCATGAAGCTATCAAAAATAAAACTTAATCCGAACAATCCAAGAATTATAAAGGATGATAAGTTTAAAAAACTTGTAAAGTCAATTAAAGATTTTCCAGAGATGATGGAAAAGCGTCCGATGGTTTGCGTAACAGATGCAGACGGTTTGATTTATCCTCTCGGAGGTAATATGCGACTAAAGGCTTTGATTGAATTAAAATATAAGGAAATACCCGATTCATGGGTAGTTTTAGCGGATGATTGGAGTGAAGAGCAGCGAAAGGAATTTATTATAAAAGATAATGTTTCGTTTGGCGAATGGGATTATGATGAGTTTGCGAATAATTGGGATGCAGGGCAATTAACCGAATGGGGTATTGATATTCCGGAGACACTTGAAACATTAGAAAGAATAAATTCAAACGATGCAGAATTTGAAGCAGAAATAAATAAATATAGCGATAAAAACTGTCAACTTCCAATTGTTAAAGAATTTTTTGAAACACATGAATGTTTTTTAATTCCAATACACAACGAAATTGATGAAAAATTCATAAGAGAGGTATTTTGCTTAAATGAAAATTACATTTCAAATTGTGGAGATGGCAAAATTAGAAAAACAAATGTTATAGATATTCAAAAAATAAAGTCATGTCTATTAAAATAATAGTACCTTCAAAAGGTAGAGCTTCAAAAGTTCTAACTAAAATTGATTCACAAATTTTGTGTGTCGATATAGTTGAATTAGATGAATATAAAAAATTTAATGATTGCGAGATTATAACACACAATTCATTAAATAATCTATCAACAATAAGACAATTTTTATATGAAAAATACAAAGATTTATTTATGATTGATGATGATATTGTAAGTGTTGAAAGACTTTATAATGTAAACAATCAAAAATTAACGGAAATAGAAATAAAAAATATTATTGATGATTGTTATTATAATGCAAAAAATATCGGAGCTAAATTATTTGGATTCAATAACGATCCAAACCCTGTTCATTACAATCAACACAAACCTTTCATGCTAAATGGATATATAAATGGGTGTGCAATTGGCTTAATCCAAGATAATCATTTATTCTTTAATAAAAAAACAACAGCATGCGAATCGCATTGGATTAATTTATTAAATGCTTATTATAATAGATTTTGTTTTATCGATAAAAGATTTCATTTTAGACAAAAATCAAATTCAACATTTCTACTCGAAGGAGGGCAAACAGGGAAACGTACTATGCAAACAGAAAAATATGATACTATTTTATTAAAAAAAATATTCGGTGATTCAGTTGTAATTAAAAAAGAAAAAAATAAAACAAAACAACTACACGAATACCAAAGACAATTAAATATAAGATTATGATAGAATATATATATTACTTAATTTGTCCAATTGAAAAAACAGTGAAATATGTTGGAAAATCACAAAATCCAAAAACAAGGTACAAACAACATATTTCTAAATTAGATAGATTAAATACACAAAAAAAACAATGGCTTTTAAATTTGTTTTCTAAAAATTTACTACCTGAAATAATTATTGTTGAAAAATGTGTAGAAAACGGAAGAGAGAGAGAACAATTTCATGTAGATAAAAATAAAAACACTATTTTAAACATCCACAATCCGAAAAAAGGAGAGAAATCAATACCAAATAGGTATCCAAAAAATACAGATTATGGCAAAGTATAATAAAAGAATAGTCAAGAATATATGTTCTCTTATTAAAAGAGATAGTTATACTATTGCTGAAATATGCGCATTAGTAGGCATTTCCAAAGAAACATATTATAAATGGATTGGAAATAAACTTGACTTTGCTGACGCTATTAAAAATGCAAAAGGAGAATACGATGAATTTATTGCAGCAGAGGCGAAGAAATCACTATTAAAAAAGATACAAGGCTATACGGTTCAAGAAAAGAAAGTTGTAATGGTTGAAGGCAAAGATAAGGATGAAACCGGAAAGTATAAACCGAAAATCAAGGAGCAAACAATTATAGATAGGCACTATCAACCTGACACAGCAGCAATTATATTCACACTAACAAATAAGGTGCCGGAAGAATATCAAAATAAATACAATACAGAATTAACAGGAAAGGGAGGCAAGGACTTAATAAATTCCATTGACTTATCAAAACTAAGCGATGAAGAATTAAAGCAATATCATCTATTATTGACAAAAGCAAGTGCAAAAGAATAACACCATATCACCATTATTAGCCGTCCGCGTTGAGATGTTCAAACGTGGTGATTATTCTTTTATCACCGAACGAGAAGGTAAAATACATGAAAAACAAGGCGAAGCATTAAAAATACTTTGTGATAATACACATGTAGAATTGCTCTATGGTGGTGGTGCAGGAGGTGCTAAATCTTGGACAGGATGCTCTTGGCTAACTTTTAATTGTCTGGCATATCCCGGAAGTAAATGGTTTATCGGAAGAAAAGAACTTAAAATATTAAGAGAATCCACTCTAATAACGTTTTATAAAGTATGCAATGAATATGGACTTATTAACGGCATTGATTATTCATACAACGGTCAAGACCATTTCATTGAATTTTCAAACGGGTCAAGGATTGATTTATTAGACCTTCGCTATCTTCCATCTGATCCATTGTACGAGCGATATGGCTCTTTGGAGTATACAGGAGGATGGATTGAGGAAGCAGGAGAGATAAATTTTGGTGCCTATGATACTTTAAAAACTCGTATAGGCAGACATTTAAACGATAAATACGGATTATTGAGAAAGATATTTATCACTTGTAACCCGAAAAAGAATTGGACATATAATACATTTTATAAACCTTACACAAATGGCACTTTAAAAGATTATATGTTTTATTTACCTTGTTTGGTACAAGAAAATCCTTTCATTGAGAAAAATTATATTGAAGCTCTCGAATCAACTACAGATAAAACAAAGAAAGAAAGACTATTAAAAGGGAATTGGGAGTATGATGACAATCCGGATGCTTTATGTGATTATGATACCATAAGAGCAATTTTTAAAAACGACTTATCGGATAAAGAATCAGGATTGTTTTTAACTGCTGATATTGCTCGTTTCGGAAGTGATAGAGCAAGAATAGCTGTTTGGAAAGGATGGACAATCATTGAAGTGATAAGTTTTGATATAAGCAAAATAACAGAAATTCAAAACGCAATAAATCATTTACGTCAAAAATATAAAATTCCAAAAAATAGATGTATTGCTGACGAAGATGGTGTAGGTGGTGGTGCGGTTGATAACTGTGATATAATTGGATTTACAAATAACGGTAAGCCTTTTAATCAAGAAAACTACTCAAATTTACAATCTCAATGTGCGTACCAATTAGCCGAACAAATAAACGAAAGCAATGTAGGTATAGACTGCGAACTTTCAGAAGAAGAAAAAGATGAAATTACAACGGAACTTCAACAACTACAAACCTATGATGCCGATTCTGACGGCAAGCTAAAAATTAAACCAAAGGAACAAATCAAACAAGATATAGGACACTCACCGGATTGGAGGGATTTAATGCTTATGCGTTCTTATTTTCACTACAATCCACCAAGAAAAAAACAAGACTTAACCGGAATATTTTATTAGCTATGAATACAGAAGAATTAAGAACACTACTTACAAGTAATGATGTTACCGAATTGGTAGACAAAATCAAAAAATCACGACCTGATCCATTGCCGGATATTACGACAATTAGAAATCAGCTTGAACCTAAGAATCATGATGTGATGGACGAAACTAAACGCCCGAATAAAAAAGTAAAAGTTGATATGGACAGCGGAACGGAAACCGCAACTTATTCTGAGGGCAGCGAAACGGCAGAAAAAGGTACCAAGATTGAGCAAGTTGCAAGAATAGCCATTGCGATTCAAAAACTCATCGTAAAAAGGGCTGTTTCGTTCTCTTTTGGTAATCCAATCACCCTTAACTACGAACCGCTATCCGAAGCGGAAGAAACCGTATTAAACGGCATAAAAAAGATTCTTATCAAAAACAAAGAAACCTCTCTTAATAGAAAAATAGCAAGAGTGATGTTCTCTACAACCGAAGTAGCAGAGTATTGGTACCCAGTTGAAGATAAAAATGCAAAAGCATTATACGGCTTTGATAGTTCTTATAAGCTAAGAGCTGCAGTATTTTCAACATTGAAAGGTGATAAGCTATTTCCTACTTTTGATGACTTTGGCGATATGATTGCCTTTTCACGTGAATTCACTAAAAAAGTGGATGATAAAGAAGTTATTTTCTTTGAAACTTATACAGATAGTCAGCATTTCATGTGGAATATAACCGACAAAAAGGCTGTAGAAGGATTTCCAAAGAAGATTGAACTCGGCAAGATACCTATTGTGTACGGTAGGCAGGAACAAACCGAATGGGAAGACGTTCAAAGTTTGATTGATAGGCTTGAAAAATTACTATCTAATTTCGCAGACACGAACGACTATCATGCTTCACCTAAAATCTTTATCAAAGGTCAATTGGTAGGTTTCGGAAGAAAAGGAGAAGCGGGTTCAATCATCGAAGGAGATAGAGACAGCGATGCTAAATACCTTTCTTGGCAGCAGGCACCGGAGGCGGTAAAACTTGAAATTGAAACGTTGTTAAATCTCATCTATTCTCTCACTCAAACTCCTAACTTATCTTTTGAATCTGTCAAAGGGTTAGGAAATATTTCCGGTAGAGCTTTGAAACTATTATTCCTTGATGCTCATTTAAAGGTACAAGAAAAGCAAGAAGTTTTATCTGAATACCTTACAAGGCGAATAAACCTCATTAAAGCATTTATCGGAATGTTTAATAGTGGATTAAAAGCGACTTGCGACAGCATGGATATAGAACCGGAAATTATTCCATTTATGATTGATGATAATGAAACTAAGGTTGATGTATTGGTTGCTGCAACCGGTAACAAACCAATTCTCTCACAAAAAACGGCAATCAGACAATTGAACTATACCAATGACCCTGAAAAAGAATATGAACTTATAAAAGAAGAAGAACAAGGATTGAATGTATTAGAGACCCTTGAACCGACAGTATAAAAATAAAAAAAATCATGAAAATATTTGAATGTGGAACAATGGTAATAATTAAAGTTAGCGGCTTTTCGGCTATGATAACTGCCGTTGAGATAAAATTTGATAGAATTTCGTATGAGCTAACTTATTATTATGACGGCGCACATCGAACCGTATGGATGAGAGAGGAAGAATTTACAACCGAAGAAATTAAAAGAATTGGATATAAAACTATTAAAAATTAACACTATGGCAAAAACTACTAAAACAACAGAAAAGAAAACAACAGAAAAGAAACTGCATAAAGCAGTTATGTGTGTGCATTGTAAGAATAGCAATCATAAGATTGTAGACCGGAAAGTTTATTGTCCTATAAAAAGAAAATGGATAACAGCTTTTGCGTTGGATTGTGCCGATTTTGAGTAACGGTAAAAGTTGTCTCTGTCCCGTGAAGGGTTGAGACCAACTAAATGAAAATAAATCGTTTGCAAAAATCTATATTTTGACTAAAAACTACTGAAAAATGCCTATAAAATGCACTACTGACATGAGCAAATTGTTTGCTAAGATTAATGCAAAAACGGAAGAAGCAAAAGCATCATATACGGAAGCTTTTGAAATGGCTTGTCGTGATATTGTCAACCTTGCAAAGAAAACAAATACCTACAAGGACCAAACAAACAACCTCCGCTCCTCTATTGGTTTTATTTTATACGATAGAGGTGAACTTGTTACAGAAAATTTCAGCATTGCAGGTATAGGGACTGAGGGTGATGGTTCAAAAGGCATTGTTGAAGGTAAAAGGATTGCAGAAGAAGCAGCAAAAACTCATCCTGAATCTTTAATAGGTGTTATCGTTGCCGGAATGGAATATGCTTTATACGTTGAAGCAAAAGGCTATGATGTGCTGACAGGTTCCTGTTTACAGGCTC